TCCTTAATGCGGGGTGGGAAAAGATATTCGGCGCTGGCGCTGGCACCCCAATGGTGATGTCGTCAGACCCGGATACGCTGGAACTGCTCGCGGCAATGAACGATTGACGCGACGTTGCAATCGTGGTATTCTTTGATCCAAGCCGTCCCCCTACCAGTCCTGTAACCCCTTTCCGGACTAACGCCAGTCGGGGGACGGCTCTTTGAAAGGAATCGAAAATGTTCGCACTTTTACTCGCATACTCGCTCACATTCGCCGATTGTCCTGGTGGCGTGTGCCCAATCCGAAATGTCGCGGCAACGGTCATTCATGCCGCTGGAAACGTCCTACCGCCTTACGGTTTTGCCAGATTGCCCGCCAATGGCCCGAATTCCGTCGCCAGACCGCAACCGGTGCGTAATCTGGTCCGATTCACCCTAAGCGTGCCGCGTCGATTGGCGTGCCGTTTACGCGGTTTCTGAAGTGTATAGGAACTGTATAGTCTGCTTTACAGTTATACAGTTCGGAAGGAATCACCACTGTTCCAAGAATCCAGTGGTGACGCTTTGGCGGTAAACGTTAGCAACCGCCTGCGGTCGTAAACGTGTGCCAAGTACGGGTCAGATTCGGCGTTAGTGCTGACCATCGACCTAAGTGAAACGCGCCCTGTCTGGTTTCTTCATTGGCCGCGTTCGTTCCCCAAGAGCGAACGCGGTTTTTTCATGCGAAGCCGTACCGCCGTCTATCGTCCGCCAACATGCTGGCATTCTGATCGACTTCATCGGCAATCGTGGCGTACACGCGCAAGCGGTCCTGAAGCTCACGGATGTAGCGGTCTCGGTCTCGAATGGCGCGTTCGGCTTCGTTGAGTTGACGGCGAAGGGAACTCAAGATTTGGATTTCTACCCTTCCCAATGTGGACATTTTTCGACCCCTAGTGTTGCGGTGACATGGGCGTTTGAATTAGAATTGCAGCAATCGTTGTACCACTTTTACGGGCGAGCCTACATGATGCGGGCCACTGTACTGAGAGTTGAGCGGAATCCCGATGAATCAGCGACGATTGAGATTCAATTTGAAGTTGGGAAAATCAAACACGAATTGACATTGCTCGAGGCGCCGTCGCATATCGAGGCGCTTGAGGGCACGCCACTGCACATTTCGGGTAGCGAGGTTCACATCCGAGGGGCGGCATGGGCGGTACGGGAAGGGCGATTCCTCAAGCTCGTTTAGGCTTGGCACACTTGGGACAGAGCCAGACGAATCGTATGACCGCTTTGGCCTTGGTTAAATCGTTGGCTTGCTTTCGGACCCATCCCGCCTTGCGAAGATCGGGCAGCGGTCTATCGGGAACGGGTGTCTGGCAACGGGCACAGGTCATTTGGCGTACTCCCTAACTAATTGCGGCCCGTCTTCGTCGGGCGATTCTAGGACACGGGCCAAAAGGGCTTCGTAGGTTACGGGCATTTACTCGTCGCTTTCTTTTTCCAGATGCCTTGCCGCCAGCTTCAGGGTGTCGTTAATCCGTTGTCGTCGTTGATGCACCGCCGATGATTGGCCGCATGGTCCCGTGCAGATGTCGATGCGTATGGCTTCGAGCCTGTCAATGAGCGGCATGGCGTCCCATTCCGACTGTTCCGCGTATAGCTTGTTTTTCTTTGGCATCGGTTCCTCAAGCCACCCAAGGCGGACTCCCCGTCCCGCAAGCAGACTGCCTCGCCGCGAGCGCGAAGCCTAGCGTAGCGAGCCGCCTTGGGGTGGGTCATTGAGATTAGCTACGGACATGCTCCACTGGTTCATCGCTTGTTGGCTTTGGCCAAGATCGAGTCTTGTTCTTGTCCAGCTTCGCCATGCACACCCTTGTTAGCTCCGCATAGCTCATTCCAGACCGCCGCGACGCATCGAAAACAAGAAAAAGGCAGTCAGCAATTTCTTCGCGGAGTTTGTCGCGACTCCAACCGGGAAGCGACTGAGCGGCCTTCTCTGCTTCCTCGATTGCTTCTTGAGCCTCTTTCGCTAGGTGCTTCAGTGGCCCAAGCGGTCCTCGCTCAGAATCCTTGCCGAATGTCTCTTGCGACCATTCAGCGTGACGCTCGTAAAAGTCGAGCATATCAACGGCTGTCATTGTGTACGGTCCCATCGCCTTCCCTCTCCCCGGCCTCCCTTTCCCGCTCACGCACCGACCGGGGAGTGCGTGGTGGGGAGTTTACTGCTGTCTCAGTTTGATTTCCGCCTCCATCGCGGATGCAGCCCAGTTCAGGACTTCAACCCATTCGTCACACACTTCATTGGCTTGCTCCCGCAGAAAAGCCACCGGGTCGAATGGCTGCTCATTGGCGGGCTTCGCGGTCAGTTCCGCGAGGCGGCGGGCGGCTTGTTCGGCAACTTCAGCGGTCACGAACAAAACATCTTCGCCCCATTTGCCTTTTGGGTTGCGCAGGGCGGCGATCAGTTCGGCGTCACTTGGCATCGTCGGCCGCCAACGGTTCGGGGATGAGACACCATTCTCCGGGGATGTCCTCCACTCGTGTCATTACGCCGCGATAAACGGTTCTCAGTTTTTCGTTAACCACATATGCGGTGAACTCGTCATCGGTTCTATCGAATCGGTGCAAGTATTTTCCTACTACCTTTGGCGTCGAATCTTCGCCCGCCTTCGGCCAGCGGGGCAAAGACTTTTTCAGTTCTTCAAGCTCGTTCAGCAGCGTTGCCGCCGCTGTCTTCCATTCGTCGCGTTCCTTTGTGACGGCGGCCAATTGCGATTCGGATTCGCTAATGAGAATTTCCTGAGTTTTGTAAAGTTCTCTCCATGTGTCGCGGTCCGTTGTGACGGTGGCGAGTTCAGCGCGAAGGCGTGCGATCTCATCATTCTTTTCGTCCGCCCCGGCATTGACGCAACTGAGGCAGTAGCCCTTGTATTTACGGTCCCATCGCGGGTCGTTTTCCTGCCCACAGTTCTTGCAAATCATTCTTGTTTCTCCGCAATGAGTGATTCGATGCGTTGCCTGAGTTCGTTGGCCGTCTCCCTTTTAAGTGCGTAGTCATTGGAACGGTTCGCGTCGCCTCTGTTCTCGTGCCAGAGTTCACGTTGTCGATTTTCTGATTCCACTCGCTCGCATACCGCCATAGCTTCCCGCAGCGCTGTCTCGCGTGCCGTGGCGAGAGCGGCTTCCAGTTCTTCAATTCGTTTGTGCTGATAATCAAGCAACTTGCGAGCATTGGCTACGGCCTCGCCTTGCTTGAGAATGACTTCGCGGGCTTTGGCAAGGGTGTCGGTCATTGGCTTTCAGGCTCCCATCCGGTTTGCAATGTGTGGAGTTCAGACGATAGCCGCACATTCTCCGTGACGAGGGCGGCGTTCTCGGCTTCCAGTTCGGCGATGCGGGCCGCTTGGTCGATGGCGAGTTGGGCGATGGCGGCGGCGTGATTGGCGGCATGTGCAACATACTTCAGAACATTTGGCACATTTATTGGAACGCACTCGATTATCGCATATCCGCCGTACACAATACAGGAACCGCGCCCGTCGCTTTGGCTTGTAACGACACCCCAGTTGAATGCGTCGCTATGATGCCATTCGCACGCTGGAACGCCCTGTTTGTTTCTCAACTCAATCAGCCGCTTCGCTGCGGCAAGCGTGTCGGTCATTTCGCGGCCTCCCATTGACGTAACGCCGCTCGAATCGCAGCGATTAAATCATCGTCCTCGCCTTGCACGCATACCGCTCGTGCATTGTCGCGAATCGTGACGTAGTACTCATGGCCGGCGTCGTAGCCCGGATTCGTCTCAATACGCCATGACTGGCCTTTGGCGTTGACGGCTGCGATCAGGTCATTGATGGCTTGCATGGCCCCACGGCGTTCGGCGTCACGGATGGCGGACGCCAATTGACGTTCGATCTTGGCAACGATTCGGACGGCTTCCATATGGGCTAGGTCGTCAGTCGGCGTCAACACCTCTCGTTGCATTTGATCTCGCAATTCGCCTTGCGGCATCGTGTCAGACATCGTCGGCTCCCTTTAGCATGCCAAGACGCATAGCGGCGGAACGGCACTCTCCCATTGAAGGCCATGCACGCGGCATTTCTTGCCACATTGGAGCATCGTTTGATGGACGTCTGTTTGGCGGCAGGGCATCTATAACATCCGCCACTCTTGCAAATGGCCGCAACGCTTCCCGCGTGGCGCGGAGTTCGGCGAGCAGCGTCATAAACGCAATCGTCGGAACCTTCCCCGTCCCATTGCAATGCTCACACCGAATACCCCTGCTGATCGAAATCATCCCGCTCGCGGGGCAAACAGTGCAAGGCATCACGCGGGCTGATTCGATTAGGTTGGTGAGTTCTTCATCAGTCATGCTTCACTTATCTCCGTTCCAGTTCGGGAAGATCGTCGCCCGCGTCTCGCCCGTCAATCGCTCCAACGTTTCCAGCATGCTCAACAAGGCGCGGCGTAGGTTCTCGTTGGTTTGGCGAACGTCAGCTATCTCTTTTCGCAGCGCCGCATTGGCTATTTTCATTGCCGACATCGAAGGGTGTTCCGGCTTCGCCTTCGGCATGGGTGGAGTCCTTTCATGGCTTTATCTCAAATCTTGCGCACGCCAACTTAACCGCGTATTCCACGGCGTCGGTCATCGTTTGGCGTTTGTCACGCTTCTCGGACAGGACCGCCGCCAGCTTTTCAACCTGACGACGCACCGACCGTGTCACACGGAACGATAAGACCTCCTGACGTTCGCCTTTGATCTTCTTCATAGTGGTCATCGTAGGAAATTCTTACTCTTACGTCAAGAGTAATATATAGGGGGTGGTAAAGGCATGATTGGCGTGCTGAACAAGAGCTACTCATGGCTGAATTCCGTGTCGTGTAATGGCCAACCCGGCTTCAATGGCACAGGCCGTTTGCGTCTCTCTTTTTGTGCTTTGATCTTTTTCATTCGCTCGCGGCACACTCTCGCCAACCCGTATTCGCTCTTTTCGATGAACCACTTACAGACGAATTCTTTTATCCTTTGTTGGGCTCTGTCGGTCCAAAAAGTCCAAGCGGCTTCTTCATTCCTGACTCGCACCCAATACCGACGAAGTTGTTTGGCTCGCGGGTCGCCTTGTTCTTCGATGTAGTCCGCCAGAATCAAAGCGCCTTCGATGTTGTCAAAGAGGATGGTTTTGATGAATGGCAAGAGCGGATTCGTGGCCAGCGAAACGGAATAGTAGCCGAAATAGTTGGTTTCGTAAGTGATGTAGAAACCACTCATCCTCTCAAAACTAAAACAACCAGCACTGTTTGCCATGATCGAAACATGTCGCCCATAATTGGACGCCGTGGCTGGACCGCTTATGAAGTTCGGTTCCCAACGATTTAGACGAACGGCAACAACGTCGCCCATCGGATTGCGAGTCATCGGTTATCCCCGCATCCTTTGAGTTTGCCGCGTTCCTGACGCGACTTGAGTTTGGCGATATTCTCCGTTGCCGCGTCGTCCATTGAAATGCTCAAGTCCTCGCACAACGCGGCGATGTACCAAAGCACGTCGCCGATTTCCTTTTTGATTTCATCGCGTTTCGTGGGGCCGAATATGCCGCACTCGTCCCGCAATACTTTCTTGATCTTCTCAGCCACTTCGCCGACTTCGCCCGCCAATCCGAGCGCCGGGTACACGATCCGGTGTGTCGATGGGTAAATGGCGGTCTTGATCGCTTCTGTCTGGTATTCATCGAAGGTCACGGGATCGCTCCTTAAATATCGCTTCAAGAAGAATTAGGTAGTTAATTGCATCACCAATTTTTTCGTCCACCTTATCAAGTTCTGGCGCACCATGATCATCAACTAAGTCTTTGATTGAAACCAGATGCTTGACCAGCATTCCCCACAACGCACCGGCTTCACTGGTCCGAGACATTGCAGCGGCTTTCTTGAAGTTATGCAACACATCGTCGTCAGTGGCGTATTCGTCCTGCTTTTTGGCGAGAACGTCTCGAATCAAAACTATTCTCTTTTCAAGTAAGTCGTCAAATACGGTTGGTCTCATTTCACTCCTCCGTCCCGCCATAGCGGGCGTTTATCGCTCTCCGCGTTTCGTGGATGTTGCAACGCGCCGTCGCAACTCCGCAACTTGTCGCCGGTGTAGTTCGGGTCAATGTGGTCGGGCACAAGGGCGAAGCCGTCCACGTAATCAGATGGGTTATAGAGCCAGCCACAATGGGGACATTTGTACTTAGTCACCGTCGCACCCTCCGCACGACTTCCACCCATCCCGCCAGTTCCTCTATCGGCACCGTCGCCATGACCGGGTACGCCATGCCGGGCCAATCGTAGGCGATGATGGCGTACATCCGGTCAATGGCCTCGACGTAGCCTAGGCCGTATTGTGGCTTCCCTTCTGACTGACCGCACCGGACGCGAACAAGGTCGCCCGTGCGGGGCAATGTGTGGTGGGCGATAGTTTTACTCAAGTGGAAGACCCTCCCCGATCTTGGCGTCTAGTGGGTGGAATATCGCTTCGCCGTTCATAAACCGTTCCGACATAATTTCAATCTTGCGCTGGCTTCCGGGAGCAGCCCGTGTCGGCTTACGACACGGCTTGATCGTCGTGGCCTTGTTCATGCAATCGCGGCACAAGATGCCGCTGAGTAGGCGAGTTTGAAGGCAGCGGTAGCACGGGCCGCGTTTCATGATAGTTCCTGTTCAGAGAACATAAACGATTGGCTTGCCCAAGCGTTCGGCAATCTCAATTTCCGCTTTGATTCCCTTCGACTCATGCCAGCCGTTGAGCATGAGTACAACCACCTTATCGCACCGTTCGATGAACCATGTGTCGAGTTTCTCCCAATACGTCCAGTCGGTCGGTAGTTCGCCAACATCCGCGATTGGGTGTGTGTGCGCGATTGGAGAATACACCAGTTCTCCACCAGCCATGAGTGTGGCGGCATAGCGGCACACGTCGACGAATCGTTGTATGCGAACGTTACATTCGGGATGCGAGTAGGGCGATGCGAGGTAGATCATTCTGAGTCAACTCCGATCATATTCGGGATGCTGGTCATCATGTCGGGATGTTCGCCTTCGCCGACGATGGTAACACCGTCCTCAAAGAACCCTTCAAACAATCCCTTGTCGCCCGCTTCGCGTTTGCGAATCGCATCCTCAAGGTTCCTGATTGCCGTTGCATGGTACTCATCTTTAAGTTCGCACCCATAGAATCGACGGCTCAACTTCAACGCTTCATAGCCTTCCGATCCGATTCCGGTGAATGGCGAAAAGACCACTTCGCCGGGATTGGAGTACAGACGAATCAGACGGTTGATGACGCCAAGTTGAAGCGGGCATATGTGTTTCGTATCCCCTTCGCCCTTTGTGCCTCTCACATTCAGCGTGTCGGTTTCTTTGATGCCGGTCCAGCACCCTTCGGCCCATTCGATCCAATCGTTCCGAGACACTTCGCCGGATGATTGAACCGCTGTTTCGTTGTCGCCCGGAACGCGGAACTTGATGAGATAGTCTTGCAGCGTGCCGCGAGACTTGGCCCGGTCGCTTTCGAGTCCAGAGAATTGCAACTCTCGCGACTTCGAGCGGATGGCTTGCGCTTGCGGGTTCTTGCGAACGCTCCAATCGTACTCGTAGACCAGCCCGGCGCGTTCGCCAAGACGAATGTTCAGGCCGCGAAAGTCGAACAAGCCAACGCCGCCGCTTCGCTTCATGCGTGGTATTTGTGTCACATGAACGACAACAACGCGACCCGGTTTAATCACTCGCGCCAACTGTCGATAGAAGAATGACAGATGGAGTTTCGTTTCCGACTTTAAGTCCTCACTGTTGCCAATGTCGGCGGCGGACGAAGTGTAAGCGTACAGTGACGGGAATGGCGGACTAAACACCGACATGTCGAAGCACGCTTCGGGAAGTTCCGCCATGTGGGTGATGCAATCGCCATGATGCACATGGTATTCGCCTTCAAACATTGAGGAACTCCTTTGATTCTTCTTTGAAGATGGACTCTTGCTCGCGTTCGTCCTGCTCAACTTCGCGAGCTTTACGTAGAACGGTATCCACCATCGGACGTTCGATCTCGGTTATCGGCACATGAACATTGAGCGGAAGTTTAGACCCGACACGATTGGCACGCTTGATAGCTTGCCAGTATTCCTCATAACTGTCTTGAAGTGTTGAGAATACCATTCGCGTGCAAATCTGAAGGTTAAGGCCGAACCCGCATATCTTTGCTTTGGTGATGAGTGTTTTTTGTCTGCCGCTTTGGAAGTCACTAATCATTTCGATCCGTTTATCATCGCTGGTGTCTCCGCTCATGCTGGCCGCATTGGGCATTTCCGACGCGAGCAAGTCTTGTTCGGCGTTGTAACGACACCAGACGATAGTGGACTCATCCGGCCATGATTCGATCATCTTGCGAATGTATTCCGGCTTACTACTGCCGATGTGCTTCCCGTTATGAAACCCCTTCGCTATTTGCGCCAACTTGGCTCGCGAGGTGATCCCGCCCGCAACGGGGAACAACGACTTGGATTCCTGACTTGCCGCGTCGGTTTGTGCTTCGCTTAGGTCGATTCGCTCGATATGGAGATTGATCGGCGGCAATGGTTCACTGTTGTCCTTCCATCCATAAGTTCCGGGGTTGCTTACAAAGATGCACCAATGCGACAATGCTCGATAGAACGGACGCATGGCGTGTGGCTTCAATTCCCATCGGTTGTCCGTTTGCCCGCGATTCACAAAGAATCGTGCGAGGAACGCATTAACGGTCGGGAAGTGGTCAAGAAACACCGCATGGTTGGCGTACTCGATTCGGTCATTGGGCGCTGGCGTTCCGGTTGCACATAACTTGTAGTCCAGCCCCTTGCCCATCTTGATAAGTCGTGTTCCCCATTTGCCGTAATGGGATTTCAGCATCGACGATTCGTCGAGGACCAATGCACCCAACTTGTCGCATGGCAGGTCATCGACAATGGCCTCATAGTTGGTGATGCCGATGCGTCCGCCACCACCGCTAAGCCATTCGTCAAGCTGATTGGCTTTCACTTGCTCAATGTGTAAACTGTCGCCGTAGAAGCGTTTGACTTCGCCAATGGTTTGTTTGATGACCATGAGAGGCGATACGATCAGGATTCTTTTTTGTTTGGGCAAAGCATCGGCAACGTGCCTGACATACTCGGTGATGACCAAAGTTTTGCCAAGTCCGCAAGCCATGAACAGAGCGAACTTTCTCTTCTCTATGGCTAATTTGGCGATGTCGGATTGATAGTCGAAAAGAAACGGCGACGGCTTAAATCGTATTGGCTTCTTGCGTTCTGTTTTGACGCCAAGAGTCTTGGCGTACTCGTCGGGGAATTCAGCAATGCGACCGTTGAATCGGAACTGCGGAAGCGATTTCACTTTCAAGAACGTCGCGTAATCGTCTACGCTGTTCAGGTCTAGATTTAGCTTCACTTCTTCTCCCCCTTCGCTTTCGCCCACCGCGCCTTCACCGCATGACGGGCCGATTCGCTACGCTGTTTGGCCGTCAGCTTCTTTGCACGGGCTTTGCCGCCCTTCAGTCCGCCCAATCGGCCCAGGGCGACGGCGTGTTGGTTCTTCTTTGGCATGTTAGGGCTTAGTCTATACGTGAGCGGTCACGCTGTCAAGGGAGAGTTTGCGGGCGAGTGTTTCGGCCCAGTCCCAAGCGGCGTTGCTGAGCGATTCTGTAGCTTGTTGTAGGTTGTTGAAAAAGTACCATTTGCCTTGTTCAGTGTGATTACAAAAATCCAGAACTTCTTTGAAGTGTGCCGTGATTTCTTTTGCGATCCTGAATTGATGATTTGGTTGTTCTGGAAGGTCGCTATCATAAAACGCCCATGCTTTGCGCTGATCCCATTCATCTGCCAGTTTGTCCGTGAACTCCACCCGGCACCGTGGCCAATGGTGGGCAATGATCGGGCCGTAGCCGTGCCATGCTTCAAGAATGCAATTGCAATTACATCGCTTTGCATGATATGGCCCTTGTCTTGTGTGGCATAAAGGGCAAATACTCACTCCGTCGCTTACGCTCTCAACATTTCCATCTGCGAACCAATCGTTCATGCGGATGTGGATGCAATCGACGAAGCCGCGAGAGGTGGTGACTTGCATTAGATTTATATTCCATCCTTCAGCGAATAGCACACTAGAACCGTCAACATACGGTCTACACTTGAGTCCAGGCAACGCGAACCATTCGGCCCCATGCTCCATAATCAACTGCGATTGGCGCAATCTAAGATTCGTTTCCATGAATGACGGTAGGTGTCCACCATTGGCCAACTCAATCCCGTTGCGGATGAATTCCGCTCTATCACAATCCCCATGCTCTTCCAGCCAATCGGCGAGTACTAATCGCGGGCCGTCATCGTCTGGCGCGTCGGAGATAGTGCGGATGAAGGCGGGTGGGATGCGCATTAGATGCCTTCCATTCGTAGGGCTTTATCCAACTCGTCAACACCGTGAACACATAACGCCAAGCCGCCGAAGCGTCTCACATCGTCGATGAACTGGCACTGGTCCGGCGTCATCTTCTTGCCCGGCATCTTGCACTCCACCGCCAACAAACGGCCTGATATGGGCAGAATACCAAGAATATCGCTGACGCCCTTGCGCCCGGTAAACGTGCGGAACTTCATTCGCGACGGGTCGTATACCCCGGTTGTGTTGTTTCTCCATGCCATGATGCCGCGTAAGGCGAGTAGGTCGAGGCAGGCGCGGACGATAGCCGTTTCGTTGTTCTTGAGTTTCATGTGAACCCCGGCACGTTTGTTGCACACTGTTTAGAAAATGAATGATACCGACCTAATCCGATGGCTCTGTGATCCGACCGTCAGCAATGGCGAGGCGGTTACGTTGTCGCGTCGTCCGCGTGAATGTACGCCACCGGCTTGTTCGGATCGACTCCGACCGGCCCTTCGTACCATTCGCCGTGCCATTGTTCCTCTTGTATCAGACGGAACATTTCGTCGCTACACTGCTCGTAAGAGCCGCTAATAAGCCGACGCCATTGGCGGCGTGTTCCGGGCTTCTTATGCGGCCTATGCCAAAGCGAATGGGTTGGCGTACTCATTTGGGCAACTCGATTGTTTTGGGTAAGAGCAAGCTCACCACTTGCTCGCCAATCTGCTTCTCGGTCAGGTTGCGAACGTACTCGGTTGTCTTGCGTCGGCTCCATGACGTGGCGCACGACCAGCATAGCCAACGATTGCCAAGCCGCGTTGCCGCTGTATCGTAGTGCGGCACTGACGAACTTCGCGCTATGGTATCGAACGCCAACGAAAACGTTTCAGACAACGGACGATTCCCAAACGCCTCGCGAAACTGTTGCTCAGACTCTTGCTCCCTCTCTTTGTCGCCCGGAATTCGTTCACACTTGATCGACGGGACCACGGCCCCGATCAACGCGCCATGTGTCTCTACGTTGAATCCTTCCCAAACGAGTAAACTTACTGGTTGGGTAGGCAGGTCGCCCATGATGGTACGCCGTGCTATCCGTGTTCGGGTCACAATCACCCATCGCCCAGGCGAACGCAATGTAGCGGCCCGCTCGTCGCCCTGTTCTTCCAACCAGTCGGCGAACACAAGGCGGGGACCGGCATCGTCCGGGTTGTCGAGGATCGTTCGGATAAAGTCAGAGTGGCGTACCATTTACTCCCCAAAGTTCGGTGTGTCGAGAAATCTGCCACACTTGCCACACTTGAAACTAAGTTCATGGCGCATCGAATCTTCCGAACTGTGGCACGCTCCACACTTGATTCCCCAGTTGCCACACTTGCCACACTTGCCACACTTGCCACACTTGCCAACTGTGGCAACTATCTGAATTCCACACTTCAAATGATTCTTGCCACAGTTGGGAACCACATATGCGATATCATGTTACGTCTCAAGTGTGGCAAGTGTGGCAAGTGTGGCAACGAAATTCCACAGTTCACCATTGCACCCCGCTGCCGCTTTCGTTGTCGTCTGATTCCAGGTCTTTGAGGTACGGCCAATCAGCCGGAACCCACCAAACCCACTTCGAGCTTCCGTCCATATCGGTACGCTTTTTGGCTTTAGGCAACCCTAATTCGGCCTTGGCGTCGAATATGGAATCGCGGCTTACGCCTTCCTCGCGAGCGGCCTTAAACAATTCATCACTATCCCACTCAAGTTTGAGCTTGAATGCGGCAATGAGCCAATCGCGAGCGGCTACCTTACGCGGCTTCGTGTCGCCCGAAACGGCTTCATCGGCGGTGATGTCTACGTCGCCAAGCCATTCGATACGTGCAGGTCCGCCCGGATCGTTTTCATTGGCGGACAGAATGCGATAGCTAAGCCCCTTGCGTTCCCTACCGTTGTTGTTTTTCATGCCGATGAATAATCGACGTTCCGGGTCTGCCGGGTCTCTGGTGAAGATATGCGCCGATCTAACGGCATTGACCCAGGCCACGCTTCCCATGACACGCATCATGGCGGACACCTTGCCGCCGCTTCCCTTGTTGACGTGGGTAATGAACACCATCGCAACTTCGCGATCCTTGCACCATTCCTTGAACGGCGAAATCAGGCTTCGCAGTTCGGCGTTCTTGTGGTCGTCAGTTTCACCGAGGTAATTGGTTGGCGGGTCAATAACGATCAGGCGCACATTGCCCAATTGACGCCACGCCACTTCGAGCAATTCCAGGTCCGCCAAATAGTACTTGTCCAGCCATTCGCCCTTGAGAAACGCCACCTTGTTTAGATCGGCCTTAGCTTCGATCAGGCGGGGAACCAGCGTATCGTCGGGATCATCTTCGCCGCTGATGTACAGGACGGAACCGGGCGTTTCGCACGGCGAAGAATCGGGCCAGTCTCGGCCTGTTGAAATTCTGGCCGCGATGTCGCACGACACAAACGATTTCCCAAGTCCGCCCATTCCGGCAAATGTCGTCATCTTCGCCGCGGGGATTCTGTCTTGCCACAACCACTTGACACGCTTGGGCGGAACTTCGCTCGCCAACAGGATAACTTTATCCCCAGGCTTAAACCGGCATTCATCCTTGTCCGGCGGCTTGCCGTTGCGTTCGTGCTTGTTCTCATTCAACAGGTTCCCACGCTCGCCACTACCCTTCTGAGCGTCCGCAATCTTGTGCCGCAACTCTCTTTCCGTCCACGGTGGGCTACACGTCTCATTCCACTCAGACAACACGACATACGCTTCGTCATCATTTAGGTCGAAGCCGCGTATCACCTTGAGGGCCGCAACGAACGTATTCGTATGCCCTTGTTGGCCGCTTACTGCGCCCGGTATCTTCTTGAGATACGCTCGCGCCCTATCCATGATTGGCGTGTTCGGAACTGAGATAGCTCGACCACTGAAAGCATTGTCTACGAATTGCTCCAATTCGCTTGTTGGTTCCGGCTTGACATTCTCAACAGGTTCAGGTTGTTTGGTGGCTTGCGTCTTTGCATTAGGCGATAGGAACGAATGTAATTGGTCGAATGTTAGGATGCTAGGCGGCGATGGAGCGTAAACGATAGACGACATGCGATGAGGACGTTCAGTAGTGTTCTCACCTTTCCTGACCCATGTTCCCGGCAGTTTGCTGATTCGGCTGCGATTATGTACGGCCCGATCTATCTCGACTTCGGGCGTCGAGAACATATCGGAAATCTTGTGTATCACCGCTCGTAGTGTAGCGTCTGTTAAATCGTCGCAAGGTAAGTCAATCCGGTAAAGCAAGTGATAGCCGTTGCCGCTGTCGATGGTGACGGGGATAGGCCATCCTTTGCCCGCCAATGAATTGCATATCGTCGTTGCCATTTCGCGGCACTTGGCGCGTTCGGCGTCTGTTGCCGATTGATCTTTGTTTGTCTCATCTTTGACCCGATCTATGTCAATGAGCAACCATCTACGTTTCGCAATATCTTCCTTGCGTGCCGAACGTGTTATCTTTGAACTAAGTGGATTTAAACTAAAGTACACGCCTTGATAGTTCGATAGTTCATCTATGAATGAACATAACGAATCTAGTTCGTCGCCTTTGGCGACGAAACTATTGGCGTATGGGAGTGTTCTAATTTCGATGTATAGGTCAGGATCGGCGAGAATGGCAAGGGCTTGGCGGCAAGCATCAACTTGAGAGGGCGGGGCCATGTTGACGGCCCGCATTCGGAATGCCGAGGTCATGGGTCTAAGCCAATCTGTTTTGTTCTCTGACGCGAGATTGAAAATGATGCCCGGTCAATCGTTCATGACCGACCGGGCATTGCCGACACGACGATTAGTAAGCCACTTCATTCGGCTCATCAAACGGAACGCCGGAATCCTCTTGAGGCTTTCCGTTCCGTTGCGGCTTGGCAGTCGAGCCGCTCATCATTTCACGCCATTCCTTCGACTTGGCGATGTACTCGTGTACCTTCTCGCCATAGACGCGGGGCAGCCAGGGCCATTCGGGAAGGTCCGCGTTCATCGCAGGCTCGAACTGCTTGGCCTTGTTCCTCAAGTACAACCCATCCGTGAGCGACCACATGAAGGGTTGCGTTTTCGGGGCAGGCGGCGCTGGCAAGCCACGCGGAAGCTGGCCGAAGTCTTCGAGCTTGGCGTAGTCGCGATCCTTCGACGTTTTCCCGTGGGTGATCGTCAAGAGGGCAGGATGACAGAGACGGGCGGAATAGTCGATCATTTCGCCGTCCGCGAACTTCTTGCCCATCCACTTCTCGTAACTGATGCGGAGCTTCGCCTTCTCATGCGTGGATAGCGTGTACACGCCACCAATGATGTGATTGCGTGTCGGCTCTTTTGTCGTCGGCTCGCCCGTAAGTTCCCACACCAGCATGACCTGATGAGATTCCGACGTTTCCCCTCCGTAGGTTCGCGTCTGAGTCCCTAAGTCGATCATGCCGACAAGCACGCCAGGGATAGCGCCCTCGGGTTGGATTTCAAAATCTTCCCCTTCGCCCTGACCGCTCTTAGCCTGTCCGCCAAACATAGCCATACACTCTCTCTCTTTCTTTGGGTATACCCTTGTTTAGACACAGTAGGGGCGACGTTGCCCCATTCGGCCTAGTGGGAGTCGAACCCACTTCCGATGCCGTTAGGCCGTTGACGTGCCAATCTAGCCTATTGCTCCCTGGCCCGACCCCGCCGCTTCAACACACAAAAGCCGCTTGAGTTTCCAGGGAGCAATGGGATAGATTGGCTTGCTTCTTACCTGTCCTGTTTCGTGTGTTATTCAGACTGTTGAGCCAGTCGGGATGGCCGCAACAAGGTAAAGGTTACTTCCCTTCCGTCGCCGCGTCAAGGTCGGTTTTCTGGCTATCGCATTGAGTTCAGGTACGCCGCGTATTCTTCGTGGCAGTTGTCGGAACAGACCGTGCTACGTCCGCCGAAGATCGGGCCAGAACAATTGGCGCACTTGCCCGTTGGCGGTCCCAGGTCTTCGGTGTCGTCTTCTTTTGTGCATTCGTCGAAGCATTGCTCGCACATGCCGCTTATCGCGTACTCTCGCCGTCCGGCGTCTGAGTAGCACTTCGGCAATGCTGGCTGACGACAAGAGATACACATGCCAGCGGGAATAGACGTTGCCGTATCTTCCAGGTTGGCATTCTTTCGTAGCATGGCTTTGAAGACTTCGAGTGAGTTCATGATTGCGACTCCCAATAGGCCATAGGGTCGCGATTGTTCGGATAGTGTTCGTCCAACCATTTATTAGCGGCGTCACTATGTCTTCGGTAATTGGAATCGGCGTAATAGTCATCCCATGTCGGATAGGTGGCGACTTGATGAATCGGTGTGTTGTCTGAGTCAAACACGCCGATGATGACTGGTTCGCCGTCCTTTTGCCCTCCAGTGCTGCCCGATCCGTAACGACATTCCAGTCCAAACGTGTGGGCGTTGAAGTCGTAGAACGCGGCCTTGAAGAACACTTTGGCACGCTTGCGTCCTTGATCGTCAACGACGCTCGACCACATGGAATGACCGGACGGCTTTAGCGACCATCCTTTCGGGAACGTTGCTTCAGCGAACACTTCTCGGCCACGCTGAGACAGTTCGGGGATCGGCTTGCCGAATACGAAGCCCACGGATTCCCACTGTGCCCGTTTAACCGGATCGTCTATGGTTCCTCGTATTGGAAGCCTATCGCAAACGCTGTTGAGTTCGCGTTGTCCTTCGGCTTCTTGCGCTTCGATTCCCCCTGGCGTCATGGCGCGAATGCAATTGGCCATGTCTCCGTCGAGTGCGGCTTTAAGTGCTGCTGGTGTCATTCGTATTTGGTTCATGATTGCTTGCTCCTTTCGGCGATCATGGCGTCGGCCACTTTGTAAGCGTGTTCCGCAGCGACACGGCATCCTGACTCGGTATTGTCTAACGGGTCTCTATGCTCACTGTTGCCCATGATGCCGCAGAGGGCTTGACCGGCGAACCAGTCACGAAGCGACATGCCGCCAGTAAGTTCGGCGCTGATGTTGGCGCAATATCCCATTCCGCTGAATTGAAGATTCTTTGGGAACGCTGGTCCGCCGTCGTTGGTCTTTGTCATTGGTTTTGCTCCGTTGTTTCGTTGTCCTTTGCGTCGCAGTCAGGGCATTGCCACGCAACGGGAATATCTTCTCCGTTCTCTTTGGCAGTGAAGATTCGCCACCCATTCGGCAGTGTCCAATTATCATCACGCGGTCGGAAGTCCGGAATTGTTGCACCGCAATCCGTGCATTGACCAGCGAAGAATGCCCGGTCCATTTGCTCGCGTATGGCGTCGAGTTGTTGTTGCACTTCAGGCGGCATTTCCGCCGTATTGTCGCCCGCGAATACGACTTTCATTCCGGGAAACGACTTGGCCAATTCGGCCTCAATGGCGGCAACGTCGTTCATATCGAAGTCGTCGCGGTGTGGTAGGTTGTTCGGCTTCATCGTATCTCCACGTATTCACTCACATTCACATCGAACCCGTCCGGTAACGCACCGGCCTTGTACATTTCCAATGCCTTGTCGCTGTTCAGTTCCACCTTCACCCGCTGTAACTCCGTTGGCAGTTCTTCGGGCGGGCGAGGCCATTTGATCGACGGCCGACTTGCTTTACGGACAGAAGCCGTACCGATGCCGACGTTTATCTTCGGGATGTTGGCGTGCTTGAGGCATGCCAACAGGTATTCCTTGATCCACTTCATCGACTTGGTCTTGGAGCGTTTCTTTTCTTCGAGTCTCTTTATCTCGTCATCGAAACCCATTTCGTCAGTTTCCTGATGCCGGTAGAGCGCAATGAGGTTGCGCACTTTCGTTTGAATGTCGCCTTCGATGCTATCAAGGATGGCGGCTTGTTCGGCTGTTATTTCTTCGCAGTTCTCAAGCGAGTCCGCGAAGGCGCGGTATTCGGCGGATAGTTCGTAGAGTCTGGTCATTTGTCGGCCTCGCATTCGGCATAGATCAGGGCGAAGTACCGCAACGCTGCCATGATGATAATTTTCATGGATTCATCGGGTAGGGTTTTAGTCAGTGACGACCACTTGTCGCACGGAACATTAAAAAAGACTTTGAGACAGGATTCGATGAACTTGTCACCGTTCCGCATGGCGTCCTTGAGCGCCGTGTCCAACTGGTCAGACGCGGCAAGGATCGTGGCGTGTAGTTTGTTCGGGTCGCTCATTGGTTAGCTTCGCTTTCTCCAGCTGCTTCACGCATCAGGTCGTTGATGTGTCGCGGGCCTTCGTTAGCGGCAAGCATCATTTCGGCCTTGGTCCGGCGCTTGCGTTTCGGTGCAGGCGGGGCTTCCTCGTCCTTGCCTGTCATGCGGGCGATGAATGCGTCGATGTCGTCAATGCGGGATTGTGCCGCGTCACGGTCGGCCTCGTGTGATTTCTTTCGTTCTTTCAATCGCTCGATCAGGTCGCGGTCATCGTCGGATAGTTTGGCCATTTGCGGGTGTCCTTTCGTTTGGGGGTTTAGAATTCAAATGTCGCCTTGCTCAACGATGTTCGTTACTTGCGTCTCGTTGCGTTTCTTTTCCCGGATCGCCTTGCGGTCGATGACCAGGGACTTCGGCGCATCGAATGCCAATCTTACTTTCCCCTTGCAGATTTGGGCTATGGTGACAACGATGTCATCACCGATTAGGAACTGCTCGCCCACCTTGCCGCTAAGCACCAATGACATTTGAGTAGACTCCGTTCGTGTTTATTCTTCGTCGGGCACTTTGTAAGGCGTCAACAGATTGAACGCTTCATCAATTCGCTTGTCGAGTTCGTCGCGGTCAGCGATTAGTCCGCCGATCTTGAAGATGATCGAGTCGTTGTCAGGACCGAGAGGGTAACATAGCTCGGCTGCTGCTTTGGCGATTTCGCCTTCGGCGTGAAACTTCCCTTTGCTCAGGTGCTTTATGCGTACCTCATCTTTAGTGCCATACGAGCGATACGACGACTTCGCGGCGATGCTGGTGATTTCAACTGGGTCGAGTCGCGAGCCGTAAACGGCTTTGACCCGCTCGAATGGCTTACCCTTCGGCTTTGACACCGGCTTGTCGATGGTGGCTTTGGCTTCCTTGAGGGAAACCGCTTCCTTCTCCCGACCGCGAAGCGTGAATAGCCATTTGTCCGTCACTTCGTTGTAGGTGATTTCAACGTCGTGATATGTAACCTTGACTTCGTTCACTGCGGTTATCTCCATTGAAAGAAAAGAGCGGATAGCACCGTTTCATTGGCATGCAACGGTTCGCCAACCGTCGCACTTCACAGGGCCGGAGCCGGCAACGCACCGATTCCGGTTTGCGGCGCTACCCGCTCGTGGTCCGTAGTCAAAAAAGGCGGATAACGCCGTTTCATTCCGGGTGTGCCGGTTCGGCAACCGTCACATCACGCTGGCCTGCGCTGGCAACGCACCAGTGCAAAAGCCGCGACGTTATCCGCCCGTGGTTCGCTGGGCGAGTATCAGGTCGATTTCAGGCAGCAACAGTCTCCGCATTTCATTTCGCGGCGTGTCGTCGAACCAGTTCAGAAAGTGCCTGACGCCTGCCGGTTCCTTCAATTCCTCGTCGCACATATGGCAGCGTTCGGCGAAGAACTTTTCCACTTCGCCAACTGTTTTTAGGTCGTTGCCTTTCCAGCCGCACCATCCGGTAGCGCATGCGCCTTCAATCGGCCAGTCTTGTACACACATGAGCGGCGGTGATGTCGTCGCACCTTGGAGTAGTTTCGGATCATCGGTTTCGACTGCTTCTCGAAGCGAAACGAGGCCAGAGGTCGGTAAGAATTTGGCCAGCGCTCGCCAAGCTAGTTTCCATAGTTCCATTGCGTTCTCCTGTCTTGCCGCTAAGCATTCTTCGCGGTTTGCAGGTGGATCGGTAAATAACCGTGCCATTTCATTGACATACAGCCGAACGGCACGCGAGCGCCTTCAAGTATCGGTTCGCCGTATTTTGCGGACGTTCGGATAGACTTGGATTTGCCAGCCGCGAATTCAACCCATTTATCACCGCATCCGGTATCCAAAACTTCGCAGCATGGGTCGATAATCCAACCGTGTGCATGTTCGCTTGCCACATGGCCGACGAATACGCTAAAGCCGTAGCCGTGCGGGATAAATACGAGTGAGTTTTCGCCGACGATGAGCACGATTTGGTTCTCCGGTTTGAGTAGTCCGACGAGTCCGCCGAGTCCGCTGAGTCCGCCGCGTCCGACGAGTCCGCCGAGTCCGCTGAGTCCGACGAGTCCGCCGCGTCCGACGAGTCCGCCGAGTCCGCTGAGTCCGACGAGTCCGCCGCGTCCGACGAGTCCTAAGTCGTAGATTTGGCCGCGCCAGTATGCCGCTTGCGGGTCGCCGTGTTCTTCCAGCCAATCTGCATAGACCAATTGCGGGCCACGGTCGCGCGGATGGTCGTTAATCATTTTCTGAAACGGTATGCGGTCGTGCATTAAACTCTCTCCTGGGCTTGCCGCTAAGCATTAGTTGAGCGTGCTTATTTTCCCAATGCTGGCGGCTATCTTCACGTGCAGTTTCTTAAACTCGTTAATCGATTCCATGTTGCACTTGTCGCCTTCCGCGTCCGGGTTGTCGGCGTCGATAGCGAGCAACCTATCTCGGTGGGCGAGAGCAAGTGCAAATAGCAGGTGTTCTCGTTCAGCGAGAGACAATGCTAGACGTTTCATGGCTGCCTATCCTTCTCGGCCCGGATCGTGGCTCGGGCGCGTTCGGCAATCCCGCCCGGTGCATAAATTTCGCTCATGGTTGGCGTTCCCGGCTTCACAACCACGTGCCGCGTTCGTCGGGCAATGTCGTCATCGTGCCGTGCGTCGTCGCGGTCGGGGTGGATGGAATGCTCTGGTTCGGTCAGGATGTCAGCGGTGGTCATTGGTTAGTCTCGCAGCGTTTCATTCCGAGCAGTTCGCGTACATCGTCGCGAACGTGAGCAGGTACGGCTAATCCACGTTCGTCGGGGTTTAGGAACGTCCGCAAGAAGGCGTGCAACTCGTCGAGGTTGTCCGCCGCATCGGTTAGTAGTCCCTGAACGTCCCAACTTAACGGGTTGTCGATGGCGTTTCGTAGTGCGATTTGGAGCGGTCTGCCGAATACGGTTTTCATGTTCCCCTCAATGCGTTTGCTTCTTCTCTACTTTCGATTTTCAGAATCTCATATCCGCGTTTTGCGAGTTTCGTTGCCTCCGCTTTTGCAGCGGAAAGCGTGAGGTAATTCCATTGCGAGCAATTCACATTTGATCCGAGTCGGGCCGGTCGCTTGTACCATATACGGAACATGGGCGGCTCCTTTAGTTGCCGTTGCGAATTCGCAATAGGGCGTCAACGAAGCACGTGTAACCGGGCATTGTGTTCCACAAGGCGATCACGTGATCGCGTTCGGCTTTGCTCATCACCTTGTCGAGTTGATCGGACCACGGGCCGTATTTGGCAGTGGCTTGTGCTTGCTGGACGATTTCAGCGGCGCGTTCGGCTGTCATTGGTTCCCCTTTGTGGTTCAGAGATTGGCGGGCGTCCTTGCCCGCTGCTTCCCGGTCGATGGATCACCAGATTTCGTCAAGACGGCTCGCCATGCCTTCGAGTTCATCCTCGAAGTCGGCGTACTCGTCGTTTTGGTTTTCGTCGGCCCATGTGTCCATTGCGATGGCAAGGGCGCGGAGTACGGCAGGCAGTCCGTTAGTTTCGATCATGGACAGTAATTGGGCTTCGGTCGTTTGCGGCTTCATTGCAGTTTCTCCGGTTCGGGGTTAGTGGGAAAAATGCGGGCGTCCTTGCCCGCCGCTTCCCGGTCGATGCATCAAGACGGTTTCCAGTCACCGATTCCGCATGCCTCTAGGTCGATATGGCAAGCGGTCGCGGCTTGTTCCAGTTCGGCATTCTGAATGAAAATCGGCATGTTATCGAGGGTTAATTGGCATGCGGTCATACACTCGGCAAGGTCGCGGATTTCAGCAGCAAGATTGAATAGGTCTCTTGCCGGTTGTGACGGTTTGCCCTTGTCCAGTTCGCCGCGAATCTGGAGACTCAGATCGTAAACCTTGCTGTTGCAAATCCGCACGGTGGTCTTGAGTTTCGCTTCGAGTTGTCGCCATTGATCGGCGGTGAGCATGAGTTGTTTGCGTCGGGCCATTGTCAGTTTCTCCGGTTCGGGGTTAGTGGGAAAAATGCGGCGTCCTTGCCGCACGCTGCGAGCGGATCAGGATGACCACACAACAACGTCCCATGCGCCAGCGTCCCAAGTCTCAGCGGCACATTGGCGGGCTTCGGCTTCGGTGAAGAACGTCACACAATGCCCGTTGTCGTTTTGGCTCATCATGTAGGAAACGTGCCAGAATTGCATTGTCGGCTCCCTCATTTGCGTTTCGATCATTCACCACTACTTACACTATAGTTTCGCTATAGCGTAGTGTCAAGTGGATTGTGGAATTATTTTCCAAGTTTTTTTCGGTGCCGTTCGATCCATTGGCGGATTGCTTCGACGGCGCATGATGTCATGGGTCGGTCAAGGGCGGTTGCGATCTCGCGTAGTTCGGCATGGATTTCAGGTAGCAAGCCAATCAACATCGGCTTGCGTCCGCTCGCCTTGAGACTCGCACCGCCGCTAGGTCGTTTAGTTGTTTCCATGCCGATCATATTAGCATTCCTAAGTTGGCCGGTCAAATTTTTTTGACCAGTCCATCCCTCAAGGCTTGCGCCCAGGCAATCGGGCGTACCATGTAGCCCGCTCGCGATGTTCGCGTTTGGTCTTCGAACTGGTACGGGGATACGGTCGATAACCAGTCCAATTGAACGAGGGTTTCCAACATGCCGCGCGGCAGGCCGATTGATACGGGCGTGATGGTTCCGCCGATCTGTGCTCGGCGGTCATGTAGCACGCGAAGTAGTGCGGATCGTTCCGGGGCAGTGAGCCAGGGCCATCGCACGGGGCTGGACGTGGACTCATGGCGTTTCGCTGGCTTGTCATCGTGGTAAACGTCGATCATGCCAACGGGCATATCGGCGGAGGTTGTAACTAAACGCATTGGCGGGTTCCTCGGTTCGGGGTTAGTTGGCGTTTGCGTAATGGCGTTTGACTAACTTCGTTGCGGCTTTGGTCGCGTTCTTTTGCACTCGATCGTATCGCGTTCGGTGTTGGCGGTGGTCGTTGTACCATAGATGCCAGTATTCGCACGCGACAGCGCCCAAGATGAAAAGCACATCCCAATTGACTTGACTAATGACCCTGCCGATGGATGTATCGACGACATGGCGATTGATGTTTGATAAATCGCTGTCGATTCTTAGTTTCAATGCTGTCGAACAGTTGCGTATTCGTTGTGCTAGTTCACATTCTCCGCGCTCTTCCAGCCAGTCCGCCACTACGTCGGCGGCTCCCGGTTCGCCAGCAAACAGAGTTTTAACGAATGGCTTTAGCAGGGCTTTGCGTTCGTTCTCCGCGCGTCGTTCGGCGCTTAACGCTTCCTTCCTCTGTTGCGCCTTCGCGGTGGCGCGTTCGATCTTTCGATTGCGGCGCTTGGCTTCTTTCACCGCATCGGCCCGGTTCTTAAAGAGTCGCGACGATTTACGGGTCTCTCGATTGAACGCCGCCCATAGTGTCGGTTCGTCGTCGGATCGGCCAGGGATGCTAACGTGAATCCAAGGGTTCATTTGCGGGTTCCTCGGTTCGTGGGTTAGTTGTAGTTTGGTTCGGGAGCGAATCGCGGAACTGGTCCGGGCGTTAGCTTTATTACTACGCTTCTGATCTCGTGGTTTGTTGTTGATCCTTCGGCTTTTTTGGCTTGCAATTCGGCTTTTTCGCGACTCTTGAAAGGACCGTACCAATCGGAAGAATAATTGCCTAGTCCATATCCAGAATCGTAAGTAGTGACGACTACAACATAATGCATTGCGGTTTCCTTCATAGTTCGGGTTTAGTTGGCGTTGTACTCGAAACAGTCTGGAGGCATGGCCCCGTTTTGCTTGAAGCCGCGATTAGCAAGCCAGGTCTCGCAGGCTTTGAGGGATTCGGCACCACCCTGTTGAGGCCAGTATCCGCGAACTACGTCGCCAACTATCACCGCGTCCGGGTGATCGGTTGTAACAAACCAGTCTCTTTCGTGGGTGATCGGGTTTACAACCGATCCTAATGATGCTTGTTGCATTTGCGGGTACTCCGGTTTGGGGTTTAAGATCGGCCGCGCCCTGAACGATAGAGCGCGGCAAGGGATCAGGCTAGATAACGGGCGGTGATTCTTCGATATTCTGGGCAGCATTGGCCCACGCTTCGGCCTCGGTATCGCACCAGTTGGAAATGTCGAAGCGTTGCATAGTATCGTAAATGCGGAATCGTCCAAAAAACGATTTCGTAACAGTGGCATCGGGGAACACTTCAAGCACGGCATCACGGTCAGCGGATAGCTTGCCTTCCGCCTCGACGTGGGCGTCAAGGCTCGCCAGTTGACGACGTAAGCCTTCGACGATTGGCCGCACGGCATCGGCTGCATTGGCGAGTCGGGTGAAGTCGGCCCGGTCTGAGTCGCGGCCAGGCTCCACGGTGATCGCGGAGTAGTAGAGGTTTTCCAGGGCGGACAGGTCGGCGAGGGAGATTGAGAGAGTCATTGCGGGTTGGCTCCGGTTTGGGGTTAAGAATCTTGGATGATGAACTTCGGGTCGTCGTTTTTGGCTCTTACTATGTAGTACCCGTTGACGGCCGGGTTGTCGGTTATTTCCGAAAGTCGTCGCTCCGCGTTGGATTTTCGGCGATAAGCGTTGACGAATGTGTAACCGGATTCGTCAACGTCGCATTCTTGGACGGCGTAACGGTTGACGTTTACTTCGGCTTGCTGACGGATCACGAAAACATACTTCGGTGTGCTGGTCATTGCGGGTTTCCTTCATAGTTCGGGTTTAGTTGGTGAACGGGGTCGGTATTGCGGCCGGGGAAGCGGCGAAGATTTTTTCCAGTAGCGTTTGCGCCGCTCGTTTCAGCCCGGTCGGTGTGCAGGCGAAGGGCGCTAGTAGACTTTCGAGCGAGTGTACTATGTCGCTTTCGATTGGCGAGCCAGCGACCAGGGTAAGGCAATCATCCTCGATTGAACTGGCGGCGGCTTGTTCGACATGCATCCGCATTTCATCTTCGGTGCAATCGTTGTCCCAACAGTAGTCTTTGATTTCGTCCGGTTGCGGCGATTCGTATTGTTCGTAGAATCCGAACCACGATTCCGCGTCCGAGACTTCGAGAGCCTCGAATTGTTTCAAGGTCAGTTTGATCGAGTAGGTTTCCATTGTCGTTTCCCCTTTTGTTTGTGTCGTTCACTCATTCTACAACATTAATCTACCATATATACGTTCGCTGTCAAGCGATTGTTGCGGAATATTGTCGAAATATTCCAAAATAGTTGCCGATCAAGACGTAAGTTCCTTGTCAGGCTTCGGGTTGCGTTTACCCAATTTTCGACCGAATTTGATTCCCGGTAGTCGTTTTTCGGGGTAAGGCGTCGAATCGTCGATCATGACGCGCCCCGTGTCATCGAGGGTGAACGGGATGCGGCCAGAGTTCACGTAAGCGTAGACCGATGCCGCGTTGCGTTCATGCAGTTTGGCGTATTGGCGGACTGTTACGAGCATGGGTGGTAATCCTCTTGAGGGTGGAACGGATAAAGGGCCGTCCGTGGCCCACCAGGCTTAACGCAAATAGCGAATGTACTCGGCACCGGGCTTGCCGAAGTCGATTTGGAAGATATTGCCGCGAGCATGTTTCGCTGGCGCTCGCCATGATGCCGGCTTGTGGATGTCGCCGCGTTTGACGTTGCCGAGGGCTTTGGTCCGATGATCGACCAGGGCGACAAAGCAGTGAACGGAGCGAGATAAAACTTGAACGCGGACCACTTTAGCCCATTTCGGCCCGCGTTCGACAATGATTTTCGTTTCGTTGATATCAGTTTGGTATTGTTGGTTGTAGGCGTTATCGCGTTCATCAAACGCGGCTTGCGTCCACGCGATATAGCGAGCCAATGCCGCGTCGAAGTCGTCACCGGCTAAAGCCCGCTGTTGTTCGGCCTTGTCGCATTCGCCGTTTTCTTCCAGGTAGTCCGCATAGACGGCGTGGGGTCCGGGCAGGCCGGGAGACTCTTTAATTATTTCGATGAATGGCGTTTCGTTCAGCATGGTCGGTTTCCAAGTTAGGGTGTGAAACGGGGATGGTAAGGGCCATCCTTGGCCTGCTGCGATCATTTGAACACGTTCACGAGCGAATTAACGCCGACAGTGGCCGTAATGCCGCGTTGGTTCAGGGTTGACATGGTGACTTTTACGGCTGGCTGCATGGTCATATCGATGCGCCGGCGGATAGTGGCGGGCTTAATGGAATCAACCGTCAAGAGCCCGCCATCACGTTCAACGATTTCCATGCCTTGCATTAGCTCTTTGGCTTTAATGGTGACGATCATTGCGGGTTTCCTTTGTGGTTTGATGGTGGGGGTAATTAGCTTTCCAAACTGTCGCCGTGAATGGCAAAGTTGTATCGGCGGGCGTGGAGCCGGTCGGTGAAAACCTTGATAAGTCTGTTGCCGCGAGAGTTGATGACGGCGAATTTTCCGTCTGTCGTTTCTCTTACCCAAGTTCCGCCGGTCCGATGCCATCCGCAAGCCATCCCGTCCATGATGACTTCTGCTTGTTCGCCGTTGATGTTGGTGAATAGTTCGGTTTTCATTGCGGTTTCTCCAGGTTAGGGGTTGAAGTGGCTTGCCCCGACACAAGGGCAAGCCAGGGGGGGGGTCACGAGAACTTGGCGAGTACCTTCAAAAACGTTTCCATTTCGTCGGCGGTTTGTGGGAGCTTGTCCCATCCACGATCGTAAGAAAAGGCCGTCTTGCCACTTTCGGACCAGCGCCCGTATAGCTTGCTGACCCGACCGCCGTTAATCCCGAACTGAGAGCCAACTTCGTATACCTTCGCTTCGATCCGAAAATCGCCAAGGTCGAATGTCTGCCACATTGTCGGTCCCCTCTTGCGTGTGTGTGTTAGCGAATCGTGATACGAACATGCAGGTACTTGTTTCCGCCCCAGGAAAGTTCCTCAGACTTCTTGCCGGCCTTGACATGCAGGTTTCCCGATTTCGACATGAAGAACATGCCAGCGTGCTTCGCCGTGTACTTCGTGCAACGATAAGCGGTCTGAATGAACACTTCGCGACCATTCGCCAGGGCTTCATTGATCTCGGTTGCGGTTGGCACTTGTTTCCCCTTTGTTCGTTCACTAACTAAAATAACTATATCCGACTATCGACAACGTGTCAAGTAATGTTGTCGAAATTCTGAAAGATTTTCCAAAATTCTTTTTCGACTCAGACTTGACAGACTCCCGCCAACCGATCAGAATTGAAATCAGCGTGTGAACCGTATTTAGTCCACCCTAACTATAAATAGGGGGTCTAAAGCGGCCCGGTACGGCATGGAATCAGACGATTGGAACAGGCACAACTAGCACACGATAAAAACGCTCCCCATAAAAAGCGTTTCATCGAAGTGTACTCGGAACTGGGGCACATCGGGAAAGCCGCTGAAGCATGCGGAATCCCACGACGCACCTTGTACGGTTGGCGTACTCAAGACAAGACGTTCGCGAAGGCCTGGGCAGACGCCGAATACGCCAGCACAGCCGTACTCGAAGACGAAGCCCAACGTCGCGCAATTGAGGGAACGGAAAAGCCAGTCTATCAAGGTGGAAAGCTAGTCGGAACCGTCCGCGAGTACTCCGATACCTTGCTGATCTTTCTACTCAAGGGAAAAAATCCGAAGTATCGCGACAATCACCGGGTCGAGCTAACGGGCAAAGACGGTGAAGCAATTTCAATCCAAACAGTTGACGCCGTGGACCGCGACCTAATCCTGGGCAGCATGTTTGACAAGCGCAACTAAGCCACCCAACGAACACTATTCACCCCGCGGCGCTTGCCGCGAACTACTACACTCACAAGCGCCAGAGGTACTATGCTCCGGGCCAGCCGGAACGGGCAAGAGTCTTGCCTGCCTCTGGAAACTCCATTATTGCTGCACCCATGTTGCTGGCTTGCGTTGTCTCATTACAAGGAAAACAAGGGTATCACTAACAGAATCGGCATTGGTGACATTCGAGCGGAACGTATTGCCTAAAGGTTCGCCAATCCTTGAAGGTCCGACACGCGCAACCCGCCATTCGTACAAGTATCCCAACGGCAGCGAAATCATAATCGGGGGCATGGACAACCCGACTCGGATCATGTCAACGGAGTATGACATCGCGTATGTTCAGGAAGCTATTGAACTGACCGAAGAAGACTGGGAGTCTCTCACCACCCGTCTCCGAAACAACAGACTACCCTATCAGCAACTCATTGCCGACACTAATCCCGATAGGCCGACACACTGGCTCAAGATCCGTTGCAACACCGGCAAGACGCTACTGCTCGAATCCCGACACGAAGATAACCCGACATTGTGGGATGGCGCACAATGGACCCCTGAGGGATTGCGCTATCTCTCCAAACTTGATGCCTTGACCGGCCCACGCAAGGCAAGACTAAGGCGCGACCAATGGGTACAGGCTGAAGGTGTTGTCTACGAAGATTGGGACAGCGCCCATAATGTCATCGACAGGTTTATCATCCCTGACTCGTGGGCAAGGTACATATCCATTGACTTCGGCTATCGTGACCCGTTCGTTGCTCAATTTTGGGCAACGGACGAGGACCGCCGATCATACCTCTACCGTGAGATAGTCCGCACTGGCAAACTCGTCGAGGACATGGCACGAGAGATACGGCACTACATAGGCATTGATGGCGTGCGCCCGCGCAAGATAGTGTGTGACCACGACGCCGAGGGCAGGGCAACACTAGAACGGCACCTTGATATTAAGACTCATCCTGCGATCAAAGAGATACTATACGGAATCGGTGTAGTGGCAGGCCGCATACGCAAACAGGGCGACGGCCGGCCTAGCTTGTTTGTCTTCCGTGATGCCCTGGTCGATCGCGATCAAACGCTATCGGATAGGAAAGAGCCGATAGGACTGGCCGAAGAAATCGAAGGGTACATATGGGAAGACCCGACAAGGAAAGAACTACCCGTCGATTGGGGGAACCATAGTTGCGACAGCACACGATACCATATCGCGACGAATGTAGACCCACCGAGGGGACTACTCAAGAACTGGCGGATTGAGAGAATCTAATCATAGTAGAACTTGCTCGCGCTCGCGGTCTCTTTGTTGAACCGAATCATCACGTATTTATCCGGCTCGTTAGTCTCAGGGTTGATCGTGATGCGATTGTAAATCAACCCCTGGAACTCACCCTTGAGCGGAACGGCGCTATCAGCAGTCCCCAGGAACTTGTTCACTTGTTCCGGGCGCATGCCGCCGACAATCGCCTCAAACTGCTGTCTTGTATAAACACGCCCCAGGCGCTCACTGGCCGATTGGTTCATGCGCGGCTTGCTGGTGATAGTCGGCGGGGTTGGCGCATGACGGTGACACCCGACGATCAGGGACAGGGCGAGTATGGCGGCGGCGCTTTTCATGGTTGTACTCGGACACATATTTCTGTTAAGTGTAACCGGCAATAGCCAGAGGTGCAATATGACTCCGCAAGAGGTCATCGCGAAGTATTCATTGTCCACTGCTGCCGCGCAGCTAGGGCGACGGGGCGGACATGCACGCGCCCACAACCTGACCGCGAGCCAACGGCACAAGATCGCACAAGAGGCGGCGCAGGCCCGGTGGAGCGAAAAGAAGAAAAAGAAGAAAGAGGACTAAGCCAATGGGATTGATTAATTGGCTTGCGTCGAAGTTCAATCGACCCGTCGAGAAGGCGACTTCCAACGACACGCCGAACGCGCCCACTTCGATACGCGGCAAAGACCCGCGCCCATTCCTTGCGGGTTCGGCCCCCGGCCTATGGTCGAGCAATCACTTAGATGAATCGAAGAATGTCACGTCGTTCCAGTTCGTTGCCATTCGCCAAAAGGCGACGATGTGCAGCAACGCGGAACTGAAGGTACACCGCGTCGAGGACAAGGCGGATTTGTCGGCGCGATTGGCGAAGGTTGAACGGTCAATCCGCAAGTGTCGCACTATTGCTGACGCGGTAGAGCGAACGTACAAGACGGAGCGATTGGAACAGAAACGGCAAGCGTTATCCGACCGGCTTCACAAGATGTCAACGGGCACTGGTCCGGAATCTGTGAAGGGCGATAGGACGCCAGTCGATTCCTCTCACCCGTTATACCGGCTCTTATCGCGTCCTAATCCTGAATGGTCAGGCTCGACGTTCATCTATGCTTTGGCTCAACAGATTAGTTCGACAGGTGTGGGTTTAGTTTGGGCCATTCGCAACGGTGCAGGAATCCCCGTTGAGTTGTACGTCATTCCTACTGGGCTTGCGATCCCGCGCCTTCCAACACCGGCGTACCCGAACGGAAGTTACTACATAACTCCGATCAGCACATGGGGCGTTGCTCCAAACGATGTTTGGTCAGACGGAGTTATTGGGCAAGCCATGTTGACCGGCGCTGAAGTAGACAAGCGCGATGTTAAGAAGATTTGCTGGCCTCATCCGTTCTTCTTAACAGACGGTCTGTCTCCGATGTCGGCCGGCTCGTTATGGGTTGACTTGGGCAATGAAATGGATCGGGCCTCGTGGTATCGGTTCCAGAATGCGGAACGTCCGGGAATGATCTTCAAACGGGACAAGGATATTGACCCTGACCCGGCGGACGTTGCACAGTTCCGCGAGGACTTGAAGGCCGATGCCGCTGGCACGCCGAACACTGGGAAGCACTTGATTCTCCCACCGGGCATTGAGCCGGTGAACTGGAACAATACCGAACGGGAACTTGAGTTTGTTGACTCGCGTCCTCAAATCCGCGATATGAATTTAGCCCTTCACGGTCTGACGCCTATCTCATTCGGCTTTGCAGAGGCACAAGCATACGCGGCGTATTGGGCGGCGATCAAGCAAACTACCGAACTATCGGTTCAACCGCTACTCGGTCTCATCGGTGGCGAACTGACGGAACTTCTAGGAACGGCGTTCCAAGACGGACGATATGAGATAACCTACAACGCGCCCGCTATCGACGACCCGCAATTACTAGAGAATCGTTTGCAAACGGACATCGACGCAGGGAATGTGCTATTGGTCAAAGAGTATCGGGCGATGCGTGGCTTGCCGCTACTTGGCGACGAACGCGACGACCAGTTCGTGGGCGAAGTGACTAACGTTCGCGTGCAGGCTCAAGACGCCGATCCCACAACGCCGGGCATTCAAGTCGAGGACAAAGGCGAGACCGGCGGTGGGGGCGGGAAGGATGAGGGCAAGGGAACTGGCAACGACAAGAAGGGCGAGGATAAAGGTCCGGGCGTGGAATCACCGTTCAAAGCCGCTCCCGGTCGGTCAACCAAGTCACGTCGTCGTCTGACGATGATAAGAAAAGGTGTGTTCAGGGAAGAAGATCATCCAAGGGCGAGCGATGGTAGGTTCGGCGAGAAGCCCGGCGATAGTTCCGGTAGTGACGACAACAAAAAGCGCCCACCGAAACAATCGCCGGGGAATACGTTCCAAGATTCGGCGAAGTCAGCGCATGAAGCGTTCAGTAGCGGACAGATAGACGCGGATGAGTTCCGTAGTCGCGTTGAATCTATGGTCGAAGAATACGACGCGAGTTTGTCGGACGCCTTTGATACTTACCACTCCAAGGAAGTGAGCGCAACGCAGCACAGGGTTGGCGAGCAAATAGTCGATCATCCCGATGCGGCGAACGCATTCAAAGAATACACCAATGAGTTAGAATCCATTAGGTCTGACTTGTCCAATGCCGCTGACGCGATCATAGATAGCGCCGACGATGAAGATGCGTTTGCGTCATCCTTCGACGCATGGCAAGAGGAACGTCAACGGGCTTCCAAACGACTCGCGCAAGCGACGATGGAATACAACAATGCGGTCGATGCAGTGAACTACGAACTGTATCAAGATGCAGAGTCGCGGACAGCGGACCTGAACAGCGACATGTACGAAGGCGACCCGGAAGGCGCAGAGGGCGACGCGAAGTTAATCAACTCGGAACTTGAAGCCGAAGGCAATCCGTATCGCGTTGTCTATGCCGAAGGCGATGACGACATGGAAGGCGAATGGGTTGCCGAATTGCCCAAGTCATCGGACAACATAACCAAGACGATCAACGCCATGCGGCGGAAGTACACCAAGACGGTGAACCGTTTGAAGCGTCAGGGAAAATTAGACAAGACGCTGGCTGACTTACCGTCTAAGATTGGCGAGCAGTTAGCCAAGGTTATGGAAGTCAAGACGAGCGCCCCCCGTAAGCGGCATGTGGCGTTGGTTGTGGACCCGGAGACGGAACGGGTGAAGGGCATGGACATCACAGAGGAATGATATGCCGACGCTGGCAAAATCAGTAAGACTAGCGGCTCTTTACTACACCGTGCGGGATTGCACGATTCGCTTGTTCGTCAACGATCACACGCCAACCGACGAAGACACGCTCGATAACTACATCGAAGCGAACTTCCCCGGTTACGCTCCCATCGCGACTAAATTCGACGACTGGCAAGTATCGGGTTTAGTCCTGAATTACCCGCCCCAGTTGTTCCAACTGACAGCGGATTTGGATACGCGGGTGACGGTGTACGGTTGGTTATTGGCTCGCGGCAATGACTTTGTGATGGGGCATCGGGACGCGAAAGCGCCGCACAAGCTGATGAACAAGGGCAGTGTAATTAAAGTCCCGAACGTCACTATCGGCGACAAGGGAGGCTAACAATGGGCGTCCTCGTCAACATCGGCGGATACACGTACACGCTTCCCAGTGACGGCGACCCGCCTCAAGAGCAAGCCAACACAGACACGACGGAACTTCCCGCACCGATCATTCGACCCTGTAGCAAGTGCGGCGTTGAACACGAACTGGAAGAATTGACGCTGATTGTGGATCAGTATCGGCGAAGGCTGATTTGCCGGAAGTGCAAGTAACGGATTTTGTAGAATAAACGACGGGATTGGATGTATGTGGCATCGCAACCCCGTCTAACACCGAAACGCTGAAAGGAGCGTTCGCAATGTCTGAATCGAATTCTATGAAACGTAGAACCGGCTGGACCTTACTTGAGTTGCTCGTCGTAATCGCAATCATCGCGATTCTGATTGGCTTGCTCTTACCCGCGATCCAGAAGGTGCGGGAAGCGGCGGCGCGGATCAAGTGCGCCAACAACTTGAAGCAATGCGGACTCGCGGCGTTGAACTACGAATCGGCCCGCAAGGAACTGCCCAACGGCGGCGCATACGGTGCGAAGCATAACGTTGGCTTGTTCCATCACATTCTGCCATTCATCGAAGCCCGCGTCACGCTGAATCACAACGGCGTCACGATTGACACGTCGCCGATGTTCTTTTGCCCGACGCGGCGCGGCGTCACGGTGATGGATACGCCCTGGGGACCGGCTTCGCTGAATGACTACGTTTGGCCCACTGAGCCGCATTACGGTAACCCGGCTGACCCGTTCCATGCTCACGGATTCTGGACCGGCGAATGGACAACGGCAGTTTCGCCGACGTGGTTCCCAACGTGGTTCAATTACAAGTCGATCTATCACCGCATTCCGCCGCAACGAACGACCATTGCCATGATCACCGACGGCGCGTCATCGACGATGCTGCTATCGGAAAAGAGCATCGACCCGAACAAGTACAGCGGCGGCAGCAATGGGGACTACGGCAGCGTCTATCTGTCGTTGAATCCGCACGTGTCGCGAGTCATCACTCGCACACCACTTCGGGACCGACCAGGATACAGCGACGAGTATTTCGGCAGTGCTCACCCGAACGGTCTGAATGTCTTGTTCGTCGATGGGCACGTTGACCATGTGAGTTATTCGGTCAACGGCAAGGTGTGGAAGGCACTCGGCACACGCGCGGGGCGGGAGGTCATCAACGGTGAATGACCGGCGATTCACGGCGATATTGATTCTCGGATCGTGCATCATCGGCGGCGGGTTGCTCGTTGGGCTCGCTGCCGTGGTTCAATTATTGAAAGGGTGAAGCGTGCAATTCACCATAAGCGCCATTCGCCAATGTGCGGGCGGAAACCATGTTGAGATTGATGTTTCAGTAGGCGGCGGGCCGACGAAAACGCACAGCATCTTGCGTTCGGATTTGATTGGTCAAGATGAAAATTTCTCAGTGAGAGAAAGAATTATCAATCGCATGATTTCCGCTGTTCTCGAAGCGACAACAGGGCAGCCAACGAATGCCCAAATCGTTAATGCTCTTGTGAACAAGACATTTGAGGTTTGAAGCTAATGGCTTATGTGAATGTGTTTCCGCTTCACTGGCCGCGATTTCCTGGGAGCGTGTCGCGCATTGGATTTGGTCAGCTTCTCATTGATGCAAGCGGAGAAAAGGCCGGATTTACGATTCGCGTTCCTAAAACCGGGACGTTGAATAAAGTTGGCTTTTTCACACATACGGTTGTGCAGGCACAAACAATTCGTGTTTCATTTCAGGACTTGGACGCGAACGGATTTCCTGATGAAACACAGGATCAATACCGAGACGTTTCGATTGCCGACACCGATGATTCGGTTTGGAAGGAAACAGGAATCATTTCGAGCGACGGCACCGACACAGGAACGAAAAGATCGGTCACAAAAGGGCAATTCCTTGCCGTTGCCTTTGAGCATCCTTCGTTTGCTGCCGGTGATGTTTTTCGCGTGCAAATGTTCAACGGCTCGACAATAATTCCAGCCAATGAATACGTTTCTCTGAAAACTGGCGGATCATGGGCGAAACAAGCAAACGCAATTCCGAACATGGCGCTTCTTTACGACGATGGCCTTGTTTACCCGATGTCCGATTGCCCGCCATTTACCGCAGCCGGTTCCCAGTCATTCAATGTCGATACGACGGCTGGTAGTGGTGGTGACGAACGCGGCAACAAATTTCAGGTTCCTTTCGCGTGCAAAGTTCAAGGGATGTGGGCGGCGCTGCTCGACACGAGCGGCGATTTTGATTTGGTTCTTTACGACTCAGATGGAACATCGGTTTTGGAGTCGGTCAGCATCGACAAAGATTACAAGCCGCTGGCTTCTGACGCATTCATTTGGGCTGGTTACTTCGACACCGAAATCACATTGACTCCAGGCACAAACTACTACGCGATGATCAAGCCGACGACGACAACGAATGTTTCAGCCTATCGTGCGTCAGTCAATACAGCGGCTTATCTCGACCAGATTCTGGGTGGACAAAACGTCCATGCGGCAATTAAGACCGATGGCGGATCGCCTACGCCAACAACAACTCAGCGTTACAATTGCGGCATCATTATTTCGGCCCTGAGTGACACAGCCACAGGCGGCGGAATTTTAATTCATCCCGGAATGAGCGGAGGAATGGGCGCGTGAAACTTGCGTATAAGTCGGGCGTCACTTCCGTCATCCTTCGCGTGATGATCCTCGACAGCACGTCGACCACAGGCGGGCAATCGGACATCGGGGAAACAAGGCCATCGTCGTAAAGAAGCG